GACGAGGCTTTAAATTTCTTTGGAGACAGCTTTATGGGTATACAAAATACTACTATGAGGTTTTATCCAGAGGTAAATAAACAAAACGTAACTATTGGTGGAGACTTTTTAAGTCTATTGCCTCTGTATTTTTTAGACAGAAAGAAATTATTAAAAGGTTTCTTAGATCCTAAGAGTAATCCTGTTGCAGCTGGTGAAGTGGCAGCTTTTGCTGGAGCAGGTGCTTATACTGCAGCTACAGCTTATGATGGTATCAATTCTATTATTAGAGAATTAGAAGGACTACCAGATCCTGAGTTGTCTAATGATCCAAGAGTAGAAAACTTAATACATTCTAGAAACGCTATGATATTTAGTGGC